CATGGCAGGAAAACAAGCGACTGCGGCAGGAGAACGCAACCATCACCGCCGAGCGCGACGAGGCGAGGCGGATGTATTGCGGACGGGTATCGCGCGATGTGCCGCTTGATGCGTTTGATATTGCGAAGAATTACGGTTGGGACTGCTTCCCGCAGGAGGACGGCAAGTGAAGGACATTGTGACCCGGCTACGCGCTGTCTTTCACAACGACCGCAGCGTGGAATTGATGAACCGCGAAGCCGCTGACGAGATCGCACGCCTCACCGCCGAGCGCGACGAGGCACGAGAGGCGATCGTCCGGCTCAACGCCGAGTGCACCCGGCTAGCCTGCCGGAACGCGGTGCTCGTGCTGGAACTCGACCGCGTCAACGCTGGCACCGTCCGGCTAAAGCAGGACATCGAGGCGTCGATCCGTCGCGCACTCTATGCGGGGGAGGGATGATCCATGGGGTACGACAACAGATACACGGTGATTCCGGATCCGACCGACGATCCGGTGCTGCAGCACAGGCTGCGCCTTCGGTCGGAGGAGCGCGAGGCACGAGCGCACTCCGCCGCTGCCGCGCTCGACGAGTGCCTGACCCTGCTGCTCTCCGCCCTGCGGCAGGCAGCCGACACGCCGCGCGGGATGCAGGCGCGCCGCGCGCGCAGGCTGGTGTCGAAGTTCGATAGTCTTCGCAGAGATGCGCTCGACGGCAAGTCACCCTGCTCGCCGAAGCACACGCTGGAGAATCTAGATGAAACACTGGAAAGTACAGATCGATTGGTTCGATGACGGGAAGCGCGTAATGTCCGCAGAGACGGACACCGATGTCGTCGAAGGCGACACGGCGTTCGACGCACTGAAGATGCTCGCCGATATCTGCACGACCGCAGGCACCGCCGGATCGACCGTGCTCCGGCGCGACGGGCGTAGTTGGGACAGGCGCACGACGCACGTCTGCCTGACCTGCGACAAGCGGAGCCGATCGATCACGATCGACCAGCGCGCGGACGTCACCGACGAGGAGGCAATGCTGTGGTCGAACCAAATGGTGGACTGGATTCTCGCAGCCGAGACGACGGAACTGCTAGAAGCCTGACCATCACCCTCCCGCCGCCGACCATGCCCGGTGCCAACTCCCGCTCCCACTGGCGGGTTCGGCACAAGGCTGCGCGACACGACCGCTACGTTGCGGCGACGCTCGCGCTGGCGGAGATGCGGAAGTCCGCATCGTGGGAGCCGATCCGTCGGGCGACCGTGTCCGTGAAGTGGCACGGACGCGGTTGCCTGCCGGACGTTGACAACATCGGCGGTCGGACGAAGGCGTTCCTCGACGGGCTGACCGACGCAAGAGTTTGGACTGATGACCGTGCCGTCGCATCGATCGAGTTCGCGGTCGAGCGAGTGAAGACGCCAACCCAGCCGCACGTCGTGCTGCTGATCAAGGAGTTGCCTGATGTGCCTGTACCCTGAACTGTCCTCATCGACCGCGCACCGTCGCGGCTGCCGCTGCACCAAGTGCAACGACTGGAACACCGCCAAGCAGAAGGGCGTGATCGAGCGCGCCCGGGCACGGGCGACTGGCGGCAAGGGCTGCCAGTTCCCGACGCACAAGGCGAGCACGTCGTACCAGTACGGGTGCCGATGCCGCCGCTGCAAGCGCGCGAACACCGTGCGGTGCAGGATCTACCGGAAATGACAAAGCCCCCGGCTCTCGCCGGGGGCTCGTTCACTTGGCTGCGTTCACCGTCACCGACTCGCCTGCGACGTAGAACGTGTACGTCTTGGGCGGTGCTGGCGGGGGCGGCGGCTGCACGACCACCACTGGTTCCTCGATCGGCTCCATGGCTGCGCACCGGGCGTTGCACCGGACGCCGGAGTTCGGCAGGCTGACTGGATTCCACGGCGGGTTCACCCCGGGGAACCGATCCCAGCCCTGCCCGTACCAGCCGCTCCCGTTGTTCCACGCAACCCCGCCGCTCCACAGGTAGGCGTCGCCGAACTGCACCAGCATGTCTGCCCGTGCGGTCGAGGCGAGCGCGAGGATTCCGATCAGGCTAGCGGACTTCATCGCTCCACCCCCTCGCACTGGGACAGCAGGAGGTGCAGCGCAGCAAGGCTGATCCGCTGCTGTCCGGTGGCGACGAGCGAGAGGTACGCCGGACTCAACCCGGTCGCCTTCGCCAGTTGCCGGAGGCTGCGCCCACGGGCGGCAAGTTTGATCGCGACGCTTCCGGATGCCTCCAGTGCCTGCTGGGTGTACGCATCGTGCGAGAACAGTTTGGCGACCGTGTGTCCCAGTTGCCGGGTGGCAAGCGGTGCGGACTTGGACAGAATCACGGGTCGCTGCTTCCAGTGGTTGCGCTTCACGAGGCTGCCTCCGTGCGGTCTTGGATGTTGCGGACTGAACTGGCGAGCGACAGGGCATGGTGCACGGCAGCGTGCAGGCTGACGGTCACGCCCGGGAGCGTCTCCTGCTGCAGGCTGTCCCGGTACCGGGTCAGCAGGTCGAACGTGACCATCGGCAGGGGAACCTGCTTTCGCTCCGTGTGAATGCTGAATTGCTTGGACTTCATAGGGTGACCTCCGTGTCAGAGTGTGCGGCGAGGAACGCAGCCTCCGCAGCCTCGTACACATCGGCTACGGCGCAGTACCCCGCCTCGTTGTCGGGGTCTGCCTTGAACAGGTCGAACGCGGCGCGCACGAGGTCGCGCGCCTGCGGGGAATCGAGCCGCTCCGCCAGTTGCACTGGCGTGAGGCGGGGGTAGGCGGCGCGCCACTGGGCGATCGTCCGGGTCACGCTGCACCTCCCGTCGTGCAGTCGGGGACGAGCGTCCACTCGCGACCCGGGCAGGGCACCGAGAGTTCGGCACGAGCAGCCTGCTCGTCGTCCGTCCCGGCGTAGTAGAAGATGGCGTCGTCGTTGTCGCACTCGCAGGCGGGGTCGTCGCCCAGCCCGATGAGCACGTCGTTGGTCTCGCCGTCGTCGTCCCAGCGGATCGTCGCGGCGAAGGTGCGGGTGGTCTTGCAGGTCTTGCACATGGTCAGGGTCTCCTTGGGTGAGAGTATACAGCAGGTCTACAGGAAGTCAATCGGCAGAATCGGAAGTCGCGCCGCAGAATTCGCAGCGTGCGCAGACTCCGATAGGGTGAACAGGATTTCCGAATCCATCCATGGCGTCGAGCGGGATGCCGTGCTCGTCGAGGCGCGCGGCGGTCGCTCGCTGCCCGGGCTGGGGTGCTGGTCGCAGGATGCGCCCGTCCCCCCTGCACTGGCGCGCGCAGGGGGGGCAGGCGTCGAGACCGTTGATCCGGTATCCGGCAGGGCTAGCGTAGTTCACTGGCGTCCTCCGTTCAGTAGCGGTCGTTGGATGCGGGGCGGGTGACGGACTGCAGGTGCGCGACGACTGCGAGGCGCGTGACCTTGGTCACGATCTCGTCGAGGCGACGGGCAGAGTTGGGACGCTTGCCGTCGCAGACCGCCTCGCCGTAGCGCAGCACGTTGCGCAGGGTCTTCGCCTCCAGCGGGGACAGGTTGGCAAAAGCAACGATCGTCTCGATCCCCTTGCTGTACCAGTCGTTCAGGCGGTAGCGGGTGCGTCCGCCCCAGTCGGCGGTATCGAGCGCGTTGTAGCCGCCGTTGTTGTAGACCTCGTAGTAGATCTTGGCGATCCAGCGGACTGCCTCGCCAGCAGTCGTCGGGGCTGCGCCGCTCACCGGAACCAGCGCGCGGAACAGGCAGTCGTGCATGTCCTGCAGTTCGCCCTCGCAATTCCAGTAGGTCGGCTTGTACTTCTCGACAGGCTTGTCGGTCTTCATGGTCAGGGTCTCCAGTGTCAGGGGTGAATGCGTGCCACCGTGGCAAGCCCAAGCCCCCCGGCGTGAGCCGGGAGGCGAGGGCGAGTCACCGTCAGGCGTGCTGCGCCGCGACCTTCCACACTTCGGCGGTGTCGTCGGCGACCGTGCCGTTCCAAGCGGCGAACCGCCGGACGCCCACGTCCTTGGCGCGGACGCTGTAGTCCGACCGGACGTGCTGGATCCAGTTGGTCGCGGCGTTGGCGGCGACCCACAGGTTCGCGCCGAACCGCTGCGACTCCACGTCGAACACCTTCGCCATGTGCGCCAGCCCAGCGACCGCCTGCTCCCGGCTCCGCTCTTCCCAGCCGTTGGTGGGCTTGGCGGGGATCTCGCCGTCGAGCCGCTGGATGACCTCGACCCACAGATCCTGCACCTGCGCGCGGGTCATCGGGCGAGCGGCGAGCGACGCCGCGAACTGGCGTCCGGTCTCGATCGACTTGAACCACTGGTTGATGGTGGTCTTCAGCGTCTCGACCCGCTCGTTGATCCCGCTGGTGTGGCGGAACGAGATCACGTCCTTCGCCTGCCCCAGTGCCATGCGGTAGGTGTTCGCGCACACGACGCGGACGCCCGTGCCGAACGCCTTCAGCGACTCGCCGCCGTCGTGCCCGTTGGTGAGCATGAGGTAGGGGTTGGTGATATCGCCGCGCGCGCCGATCTCGATCGACGGTGCCTGCACGAGGAACCACACGCGCTGACCGCCACGGATCGACCCGGCGCTCTCGATCTTGACGCCCGCGTCGGACGCCGAATCGCGCAGTGCCCACGCCAGTTCGGCGAGCGTCTGGTTCTGCACCGGGCAGTAGTCGCGACCGACCACGCCCAGCACACTCTTGTCGTCGGAGCGGACGAGGATCTTGGAGCGGTCGGTCGAGACGCGGAACTCGTGCGACTCGCCGGGGTTGTACACGCCGACGAGGTGCGCCGACTCCTCGACCTGCCACTCCAAGTTGGCGAGCCGCAGCGCGGCGAACGGGTTCGGGGCGGACTCGACCACCGTGCCCAGCCCGTGCCACGCGGCGTGGCGAGCGAGGACGAGACCATCGTTGGTGCGGATTTCGTGTGCCATGTGTCAGTGTCTCCGTGTCAGGGGTTGCAAGCGAATCGGATCACGCGATCCGATGTGAGTACAGTACCAAGTATCGACCAAAGGTCAACCACAAATCTAGCAGATTTAGCAGATTGTTGTAAAGCCCTGTCGAAACTTGGGTTGCGCAGTCCAGTGCCGCGCATCCCGCCCCCGGCTGGTGCCGGGAGCAGGTGCGGGGCACGGGTCAGTCGGCGTCGTTCCCGGCGGCGGCGTCGATCAGGCGTTCCCGGCGGCGGCGGAGCGCGGCGAGGCGTTCCTTCCGCAGTTCGGTCGACATGCCTGCGTAGGCTTCGACCTCGATGTAGCCCTCCCGGAACAGCAGGACGACGAGCACCTCCGCGATCCCGGTGTTTTCCTCGATCTCCTTGATCTTGGGCGACGTGGCGAACGTGCCCGTGCCGTAGGCGCGCTGCAGCAGATCCATGCGGTAGTTCAGTTCGCGCACCATCTCCGTCACCAGATGCGTCGAGGGGCGAGCGAGGTCGAGCAGGCGGTAGTCGGTCTTGAAGTACAGGTTGGTCTTGTGGTACATGGTCAGGGTCTCCAAGTTGGGGGTGAATCAGGCGGCGTCGTCGTTCAGGAATCGGGGGGCAGCACCGATCTTCAATTCGCACTTGCGGATCCGGTAGCGCAGCGACTCGACGTGCTCCACGCTGGACGTGCCAATGTCCTCCAGCACGACGACCAGCGCGGCAGCCTCGTGCAGCAGCACGTCGCAGAAGTAGGCGTCGCGCGCGGTCTTGATCTCGCGGTTGAGGATGTGGTCGAGGCGTGCGCCGATCTCGCCACGCAGGATTTCGTTCACGGACTTGTGAAAGATCGCATTCGTCTTCATGGTCAGGGTCTCCGTTCAGGGGTTGGAATGGCGTCCAGTGACGCGCCCAGCCCCCCCCGTTGCCGGGGGGGTGAGGGCGTTCCACGGGTCAGGCGGTGACCGGGAGCGCGCCAGCCTCCTCGCGGAAGCGCGCCTGCTGGGAGTAGTTGAAATTGCGCTCGATCGAGTCGAACACCGACCGCAGCCACGCCTTGCGGGTCTTGGTGGACACGTTCGTCCGCAGCCCGACGAACGGGCGGATCTCGTCGCGGGTGTAGAACGACCCGTCGTGATCCTTGCGCAGCACCGCGCGGTCGATGCTGATCAGGAAGTTGAGCCGCCACACGACCTCGTCGAGGTTCTTGGCGGTCAGGTCGCCGATGTCGATCGCCATCGTGCTCCAGATCATGCCCTCCGCCATCGTCGTGAGGGTGCGGTCGTCGCCCTCGCCCTTGAAGCAGGCGGCGGGGTCGCAGCGGGTCAGGTCGAAATTCAGGCTCATGTGCAGGGTCTCCGAAAGAGGTTGGAAAGCACGTCCAGTGACGCGCATCCGGCACCCCCAGCAGGGGTGCACGGTGCGGGGCACGGGTCAGTCACCGATCCAGCGTTCCATGTGGCGAGCCTCCCAGTCGCCGCGTGCGGCGCGGTCGTCCTGCCACGAGGCACAGGCACACGCGCTCGCGCCGTCCCGGGTGCCGTATTCCTCCGAGACGGTCTCCAGCACCGCGTCCAACTCTTCCGCGCGGCGAACGATCCGCGCCAGCCGGACGCCGAAGGAACCGCCCATGATCAACTCACGGAAGTCGTCCCAGTCGTAGCCCCAGTAGCGATCGCCGAGACGGGCGAGGGCTCCGACGCATCCAAGCGAACGGCAGTCGCTGGTCACCAAGGGCAGGGGCGCGGCGTGGCGAGCGGCGAAGAGTCGATCGAACTCCGCGATCGCCCGAGTCAGCAGCGGCTGCTGCGCGAGCATGGCGTGCCGCTCAATCCGGGCGAGGCGGCGGTACGACGTGTGGCGGGTGAAATGCAGGCTCATGGTCAGGGTCTCCGTGAGAGGTTGGAATGGCGTCCAGTGACGCGCACTAGCCCCCCTCGCGGGGGGTAGGTGCGGGGCACGGGTCAGTCGGACAGGGCAGGGAGCAGGTCGAGCAGCCGCTCGCGGTGCTGTACCGGGAAGGGCTCGTCGCCGTCGAAGCGCGAGGCGTTCCGGATCGCGTTCCGGATGGCATTCATGCGCAGTTGAGCGCAGTCGTCCGGGTTCGTGCCGCCGAACAGACCGAACAGGTGCTCGCAGGGCACGCATCCGGTGATGTTCTGCGCATCGATCTCCGCCGACTCCAGCGAGCAGGCGATCGACAGGGTCGCCGTGTAGATGCAGTCGCCGTACCTGTTGCCGATCTCCGTCGTGCGGGTGACCCGCAGGGTGACGTACCGTGCGTACTTGCACTCGGGCAGGCGGAGGATGGCGCACTGGCTGGCGGTCTCGACGATCGTGGTCGTGCGGCGGGGTTGAATCAGTTGCATGGTCAGGGTCTCCGTGAGAGGCGAGCCCACAGCACGCGCTGCAGGCGAATGCCGCGCAGACGGATCTCTCCGGCTGGCGGCGGGGTTGGTTCGTGCTCCCTGTGTCCGCAGACGGTCGGTCTGCTGGGGAGCGCGTCTTCACTTGTCAAAGATCACCGACGGGGGAAGTATGACAGGTCATCGACCATCGGTCAACCATTGGTCTACAACATTCTCGATAGATTTGGCGAAAGTGCGAAAAGCCAACTAGGAAACGCGGAAAAGTTTTTTGTGCTGCGCGGTTTGCAGGTAGAAGACGCGCATGGAGCAGAGCGACGACTGGCTGGCGGAGTTCGTGCACAAATTCACGAAGTCGGGGGAGCGGAAGCAAGTGTGGCTGCGAGCGTGGGTTGAGGGCGCAGGCTGGCGCGGAGCGTGCGCGGCTGCAGGCGTGGCGGAGAGCACGCCAGCAGGCTGGGCGCGGAGCGACCCGGCGTTCGCGGCTGCGCGCGCGGCGGCGGAGCAGGTTGCGGCGGAGCGGCACGAGGATGCACTGGACGCGATCGCCTCCGGCGCGGTGCAGGGCTCGCAGGTGCAGTTGAACGCGATCGCCCTGCGGCTGCGCGCCCTGAAGCCCGGGCGGTACCGGGACGGGGCGACGAAGGTCGAGGTGTCCGGCGCGCTGCGGGTCGAGGACGGGAACGCGACGCGCGCGCTGGAACTGCTGGAGCGGTTCGCTGCGGCTGCGCGACTTCGCGCTGCGCAGGCGGAAAGTCCGCTCGCCCTGCCGGAGTCGTCCGATGGGTGAGCCGCAGCGGTGGGCGGATGGACGGGGTCGCCCGAAGGGCGCGACCGCCAAGTGGCTGCGCGCCCGGGCGGACGCGAGGCGAGCAGGCGGCGAGGCGTGGGCGGCGTGGCAGGCGGCGCACCCCGGCGGCGTGCCCACCCCGGCGGAGCGCGCGGCGGCGACCAAGGCGCGGCGGCGGCGGGGCAGGGGGCGGGGGGGCAAGGCGGCGGGGGTGGGGGGGGCGCCTGCGTCCGGATCCCCCGGGGCTGGCAAGTCGTCGGAGTCCCACCCCCCTCTGCGTCACGGTGCCCCCGTTTCCCCCAGTACGGATCCCCTATGCCTCCCTTCTTGGCCTGCGGACACGGCTGATGTGATGGCCTTGCGGGAGTTTGTGGTCAGGGGCGCGAGCGAGAGCGAGCGCGCGGATCTGTACGCCCTGTTCAAGTCGGATCCTGCTGCGTGGCTTGCACTTACGGCGTGGACGTACCGGGTCAAGCAGGTGGGTGAGGACGGGCGCGAGAAGCCTGTGGAGGTTCCGGACGTTCCGTTCATTCCGTGGCCTGTGCAGATTGGGGCGATGCGGAGGTTGGTGTCGTGTGTGCGGGACGGGCGGGACGCGGTGATTCGGAAGAGTCGTGACATGGGTGCGTCGTGGGTGGTGCTTGGGTTGGCGGTGCATGGGTGGTTGTTCCATGGGTGGCAGAGTCTGTTGGTGAGCCGCGTGGAGGACAACGTGGATCGCACGGGCGACCCTGACAGC